AAGATAAATAACGTTATGAACATAAATAAAGGAGATTAAAATGTCAAGTCCCGACATAACTTTTACAACGATACCGAGTTCGATCCGTAAGCCTGGTGTCTATACCGAGGAAAATACTTCCAATGCACTTCAAGGGCTATCACCTCTATCTAATACAGTATGTCTAATAGCACAAGCCACCGCCTCTGGCGCACAGCCTGCTAATACTCCTGTAAAGGTATTCAGTGAATCAGACCTTATCCTTTATTGTGGTGCAGGATCTATCGCTCACTTAGCTGGTTTAGCTGCTCTTTCTGCTAATCCTAATGTAGCTCTCACAGTCCTTCCTCTCGCAGATGTGGGTGGGTCAGCGGCTGCTGTAGGTAGCTTCGGGATCACAGGTATAGCAGGTAATGCAGGTAATGTTAATTTTTGGGTAGGTGATGAGAATATCAATGTCGCTGTAAATACAGGTGACACTGCTGTTACTATCGCTAATAATGCTAAGCTTGCTCTTAGTCAGGTATCTATCGAGACCCCAGTCACCGTAGGTGTAACGGGAACCAATCATATCGAGTTCACAGCAAAAAATAAAGGGACTTTAGGTAATCAGATTGCCCTTTCAGTTAAAGCTTCAGCAGGTTTAACTGGAGTAGTTTTTGGTGTAACAGGTATGAATGCTGGCTCAGTAGATCCTACATTAGGCAACTATTTAACTCCAGGTACGCCTATGGCAGCCGTAGTAAATGGTGGTTATAATGTGTTTATTTCTACTCTTAATGATGCTATTAACTTGACTTCACTTGAAAATATGATCAACTTTGCTTCCAGCTCAACTGAACAGCGTAGAGCAGTAGGTATATTTGGACTAACTGATTTAACAGCTTCTTACTCAGCTATCGAGACACTTTGTGGAACTACTCTTAATAATGGTCGTTTTAGTGGAGCTTATTTGAGCTATGCTTCAGACAACCTTGCTAAAACTACTTCTTTTGAGATAGCTGGTGCTTATGGTAGCGTTATCGCCTCAAACGATGATCCAGCTGTCCCTTATGATGGTCTTATCCTTGATCCCGTAGCTCCTCCTGCTGTTATAGATAGATTCAGTAGGACTACACAAGAAGACCTTCTACACAATGGTGTAACTCCTCTTGAAGTAGTCCCCGGTGAACAGGTAGCTATCGTCAGAGCGATTAGTACTTATACTCAGAATTCACTCGGTGTACCAGATATGACTTTGCTGGACTTGACTACTATCCAGACTTTGGACTATGTAGCGGCTCAGGTTAGACAGAGACTTACACTTAGGTTCCCTCGTAGTAAGCTTAGCTCACGAACAGCTTCTCAGGTTAGAGCTGAAGTACTTGATGTCCTGTTCCAGCTACAGAGCCTACAAATAGTCCAGAATGTACAGCAATATGCTTCAGGTGTGTTAGTAGAAACAGATACACAGGATCCAACTCGTTTAGATGTGAAAATACCCACAGCTATCGTGCTCGGTCTACATGTAACTGCAGCGCTACTTGAACTTATCCTATAATAGTAAACGAATAGGGGTAGTATAAACTTCTACCCCTTACTTAAATAAAGGAGAAACAATGTCTACTTATATTACTCGTGCCAGCCTTGATGTGAATGGTACTGAGATCACAGATTTCAAGTCTATTACCGAGAAGACATCAGCTATGGGTAAAGTAGTCCCTCTGATGTATAAAACAGGGTCAGCAGCCCTTACTGAGCGTTGGTCTGGTGAGATCGATTATGTAGTTCCTAATGATACTACTCCCTTCGTATTTGAAGGTGTGTTTGGTGCTACCCTTAATATCACTTACGATTCTGGTGATCAGAGTCTCTATGGTGGTGTAAGAGTAATCGAAGTCGGTGACCGTGTAGTAGATGGTGAAAATGAGCTTATCCAGAAGATCCATTGGATGGCTGAAACTAAAAACGGTGCTACAGGTGCTTAATGGATAGTCTAATTAAAAGAATAAAAGCAGGTAGTGACAATATAAAACTACTCGACTATCCTGGAACAGATACTAAAGTAGGTTTGAGAGTTTTATCTGTTAATGAGCTCCAATCTGCTGTAATAGACACAGATAGGTTTTTTGGTGATAAGAAAATTAGCGTAAGTATACAAACTGGCTCTATCGCTATGGTAGATGAGTTTGAAGCTGAGCGTATCACTCAAATCCTTTATAGAGCCCTTAGAGATCCAGAAGACCTATCTAAACCTATAGCGTCTAACATCACAGAATTTAGATCAAACATATCTAACCTTGAGCGGGACGCTCTGGGTAAAGAGTATGTAGCTTTTGAAAAAGAATGCTCCCCAGCTCCTGAGAATTCGACTAACGAAGAATTAGAAGCGATGTATCAGGACATAAAAAAAAATTATCAACAAGCGATTGGGAACGTTTCAAGTATCTCCACTGCGAAAAAGCTTATGCTTTGTTTGGTAAGACAGCTGGAGAACTTACAGAAGGACAGTGGCTCTACATCCTCGCTCTCAGCGAAGTAACATCGCCTGTTAAAGAGCCATCCTCTGGCTCAAAGTTAGAAAATTCCGCAGTAACTCACAAAGTATTAAGACCAGGTAGATCATAATGGCTGAAAAAGACATAGATATTAGGTTTAACACCATTTCTGATCCTGCTATCAAAGAGATAGGCAAGGTTAAGTCAGAAATAGTTAGTCTCGGTGTAGCTATACTTGGACTAAAGTCATTTAAAGATGCCGTAATGGATGTAGGTAAGTTCAACGACTCTCTTATGAGGACTAAGTTCTCTGCTAATCTTACTTCAACAGAGTTAGTTAAACTTAAAGACAGCCTATACTCAGCAGCACTTCAAACAGGTAATACTTCTGAATCTATGTTAAAAATGGGTCAGGATGCTCTAACTGCTTCTAAAGATGTAGACTTCGTTAATAAGAATCTTAAGTTAATGGGTCAGATATCGAGTGTAGTAGGATCAGAAGAAGGGGTGGGTAAGTTTTTAAGTGAAATTCATGAAAAAACTAAACTGTCTGGTAAAGCTCTACAGGACTTTGCTTTTGAACTTATATCGTTTAGTCAGCAAAAAGGTGTAAAAATATCTTCTAAAGATTTAATATCAGGTGGCGGAGATCTTATTGAGCAGTTATATAAAGCTATGCCTGGGGCATCTTCTTCTCAGTATAAAACAGCAGTAGAACAAGCTACATTTATAGGCTTTCAGACTTACATGTCAGCTCAGAAAAAAATAGCAAGATTAATAGGAGCTCAGAGATCTTTTATTAATCCACAAGGTAGAGAAGGTCCTTTAGGAGCTATGGGCTTCTCAGAAAAGCAGGCTATAACAGTAGCAGATGTAATAGGTAGAGCTATGAAGATGGCTGGTGGAGACGCTAAGAAAGCTCAGAATATATTATCAGCAGTATTTAAAGGACAGAGTTTAGATATATCTCGTTTAATTATAGACTACGGAAAATATACTGAAGCACAGAAAAAAGCAGATCCAAGTAAAGTAGCTACTCAGGCTGAAGAGGCTTCTGTAAGTTTTGATGCTGCTATGAATGATATGCATACAGCTGGAAAACTATTTGCTCAAACAGAGCTTGCTAAACCTATAGAAGAGCTATCTAAATGGATTACTAACTTCACTAAAAATACTAATGCAGATCAGATGAAAGTATGGATGAAGGAAGTTAGGGATCTTGCATTAGAGATAGGAGTAGCGTTTGCTGCTTGGAAGATATTCAAATTTGGACAAGGGATAGCAAGAGCTTTTGGTAAAGGTGGAAAAGGTGGAGTAGGGATAGGTCAGTTAGGGACTATGACTAATCCTATGTATGTTATACAAGTAGGATCTTCTGGAGAAAGTTTACCAGGAATGGGTGGTGGTTTAGGTGGGATAGGTGGTTTAGTTAGGACAGGTGGTCCTATAGCCGCAGCTATAGTCACAGGAATAGTATTAGGGGTAGGAACTGGAAAGCTTATAGAAGCAGGTAAAGAGCGTTATGATAATCCTACAGCTGAAATAGAAAAAGGTTTATCACGACCATTTGAAAGTGTAGGAGGAGCTATGGCTCCAAGTTCTATACTTCATAATAATTTTACAGTAAATGCTAATTTAGTAGCAAACGGTATTAATATACCAGTTAAAACTGCAGGAGTTACTGTAAGCAAAGACGGTCAACAAGCAGTAATAAGATAGGCATCAAAATGGAAACATATGTAGCACAATTAGATGATTATATACTAAATATACTTGATATAGGTACTACTCAGGCTCAGGCTTTAGTAAAACACGAGTATATAAATACTGATGGTGCTGTAATCGAGAATATGGGGGCTCACCCACAAGAGCTTAAATTCAAGACTTATTGGATGGGTGATAATGCTCCAGTAGGAAATAAACTTAACTCATCCTATTTTAATCATTTTACCTTCGTAGATAGTATAGCAGACTCCACAGTCACACACACCTTAGTACATCCTAAATATGGTCAAATAACTGGATATGTTGAGAATTATGTCCTTTTTTATGATGAAACTCAAGAATATGCTACAATAGATATAAGTTTTGTACAAGACGGTATCCAGAACTCTTCAATAATAAGCAATGAGACTATAGAACTTGCTCTGGCTCAGGTAGATCTCGTTAATAGCCAATTAAATAAGACAGCTGACCTATTTACTCAGTCTGGGTTTGGACAAGTGCTGGGACAAGCTGTAGATTTCTCTAAATCACTTAATAGTCAGTTTAATTCTGTTACAGCCCCAGTTAGTGCATTCCTAAAGCAGACAGACCAGGCTTTAAGTCTGTTCGATCAGTTTTTATACAATATATCTATCCCTGCTGGGTCGGTATCGAGTATGTGCAACTTCGTAACTGATATCCCAAGCAGAGTAGTATCATCTATGTTAGCTACTGCAGACCGTATCGTAGGATCGGTGTCTAACCTAACTGACCTACCTATTAATCAGACTACAGCGATGCTGGCTCAGGTCAATAACATCAATAATAGTCTTATCGCTGGAGGGTTATCATTTTATAGTCCTACCTGGATGGCTATCGCCGCAGGCAATGTAGCAGTCCAGACTGGAGTCATAATGCAGGCGGATGATAATAATCGTAAGGCTGCAGAGGCTCTTGAACAGGTACAAACATTTGACTCAGCAGGTAATAGGGTATCCACAGTGGTTATACCTGTTATACTGTCGAGTCCTCAAATAGATACGATCCTATATCAGATACGAGATTTGATACAAATGGTATTAGATATGGATAGAGATAATCAGCAGCTAAAGGATATGGCTGCAGAACTTATAATTTTCGTAAATGATATAAAACTCAAGAAGATGCAGCAGGTGACTATGACTGTAAACAACATCCCGCTGCACATCCTGTGTCTACAACTTGGGATCCCCTATAATGCAGCTGATAGAATATTCGCTTTGAATCCAGGGATATTAAATCCCAGCTTCTTAGAAGGTCAAGTACAGGTTTATATAGACTAAGGTACAATAAATGTCTGGTAGACCAATAGAAGATGTCAAATTATATATAGGTGGAGATAGGGTCCAGAATGTTAAATCCTACTCTATCAAATATGACCTATTTAAAGGTGCTGGGTCATTTGAAGCTGAAATAGATGAAACTTTAGATATACCCATCTATAATACTCCTGTGCAGTATGCCTGGCATATTAATGGTACAAGAGTGATGGTAGGATATATAGATAGAGTTGAAAGGAACTACTCTAAAACTAATCATACTTTAAGTGTTTCTGGCAGAGACATGATGAGCGTGCTTATAGATAATCATCTACTTAAATTTGAAACTCTTATAAATAAAACTATACAGCAGATCATAAATACAGTAATAAACGATAGCTTTTCAGTTGGTACTATCCAGAATTTAGAGTTACAGCCTTCTGGAAAATATGACCTGGTTAACGAGACGGTGTCTCCAACTCTATTTCTACCTAATATCAGTATCCAGTATACTAATCAGGCTATGCAAGTACTCAATATTGTACCAGCTATGCAGCAGGTTAAAAAGGAACTTGGACAGACTATATTCGAATTCATAAGCGACCTTATTACAGGATCTGGTTTATACATGTATAACGTACCAGGGACTAATACTATACTTATTCACAACCTGAATCATACTGCTAATACACCTGTATCCTACGACAGGAACGGCAGTGTTAATACAGATCTTGATTATGTTGTATCTAATAATTCCAAATTAGATATCAATTATAATAACGTTATTTCAGCCACTTTTACTAATGACATATCAAATTATTATAAATTAAATAGGATGTATGGTCAATCTAATTCAGAGGCTGAGTTCAACTCTAATGGAGTATTTGGGCTAACTCCTAATAAACTTAAAGCAGATAAAATAGAGAAAGAGTATACAGGTCTTACCAAGTTTAGAGTGGCTCAGACACACGTAATAAATACTGAAGCTTGGGTCAAGACCAGAAAATATCTTGTAGATAATATGAGTTTACAGCAGTCCAGACATCTATTCAATATCAAATATACAGTAGCTGGTCACACCTGTGATGTAGGCGTATCTGGATCCTTGGCTAAAAAAGGAACACTACCTTACTATGTTAACACTATAGCTAATGTATTTGATGATATGGCTGGTATTCAACAAAGGATGCTAACCTACGGAGTAGAGTTTAGAAGCTCTAAAGAAGCAGGACAGACTACGGTATTAGAGCTATGTTTACCTAATATCTTTCTTGAAAGTCCCACAGGACCTGGTTTTCCTAATATAGGCGGATAGGCGGAAGTATAAATGTTAGAAGTTATTAGGACGATACTTACCAATTTTAAACAGGGTGTATATAATATCTTTACAGGGTCTGGAAGACCTGATGAAGAGATAAGAGCTACGTCTTATCAGCACTATGGTTTCGTTAGTGTACCTCCTGCAGGGACTGAGTTCATTACACTACAATATGGTCAAAATAGTATATCGGTGGCTGAGTCTGCAGGTAGCTTAGTTACTTTTAAAAATATGCAGACAGGAGATTTATGTATATATACTCAGAATGGTGCTTCAATTAATATTCATAATAATCCAGCTACTGGAACTGAGGATATTTATATAGAGTCTGCCGATGGTAATAAAACTATAGCTCTGGGATCAAAAGATATTACTCTTAATGTAAAAGACTCAGCTACTGATTATGAACAGATTTTTATGGGAAATTATTCAGATACTGAGACAAGGTGTATAAAAGTTATATCTACAGTTAATGGTAAAAGTAAGGGTATATATATAAATCAAGATGGTACAGGCAGGGTAGATATAAATAATAATATTACAGGTTATCCAAATTTTATTGTTTGGGGAGACGCTCCTTTAACTCCTGTATTCCCTACTATAGTACCAGGACAGCCTCAATCTTTAGCTAATCAAGCTTTTGTTACAGCAGTGTGTACAGCTCTTAGTATACCTATATTACCAGCCTATGTAACTCAGGCTACATCAGGATTATAAATATGAACTACTCAATAGAAAATATAAACGGTGTAGGTCAGATGACCTTTACCCAAGCTGTGGATATCAGAACTAACATCTGGCTTAGCCTTCACATCCCCTACGGGAAGTGGTTCGCTGATCCTACTTTTGGTTGTAAGTTGAATCAAATCAATAAGATAACTCAAAATAATATCCTTTTAGCTCAACAATACATAGAACAGGCCTTAGCGTGGCTGTTACAGGTTGGTAGAGCTGTGTCTATAATAGTTGTATGTGAGCAGGACACTCAAGATCCAACCAGATTGGACATTAAAATAAGTGCTACTCAACCCGATGGTCTCCTCATTAAATATCAAGAATTTAGACCTGTAGGGCTTTCAACTTCATCAGATTATACGATTCATAATAGTATAGTAGTTTAAGGTTTTAAATATGGCAACTTCCTTTTTAAAAGATTTTGATAGCCTCCTTCAGTCTATTTTGACTGATTATGAGAATCTTGATCCTGAACCAGATACTTCAAAAGGATCGATGACTTTCATAAGTGCAGCATGTTTAGCAAGCTGTTTATGGGGTATATATAAATATCAAGATTATATAGCTAACCAGATTTTCCCTGATACAGCAGACTCAAACAACTTATCACACTGGGGATCTATATATAATCTTACCAGACAGCCTATCGAGAACGCTGATGGGACTATGGGAGTAGAGTCTGATCCTGTGTTTTTAGCCAGGCTACTACAGACACTTAGACAGCCTCCTGCTGGCGGTAATAAGTATGACTGGGCTAACTGGTGTATGTTCTACCCTAACGGTAATCGTATCGTTACGACTACCAACTTAGACTCATACGGTAATGGTTACTATTTCACTAACGTACAGGTGTCTACGCCCTCCGCAGGAGTAGTAAGTTTAGTCGTTACACCTAATGACTCTACACTATCTAATGCAGCATTAGCAGAGTCACACGCTCTTGCTACAGCTAATATAGAAGCTCTTAGACCTGTTACAGCTAATAACTATACACTATATGACCCTGTCATAGTGAATCTATCCGTATGGCTTAAAATAGATGCAGCATCTTATACTAACACATTAGCTAATACTATCACTACAGACGTGACTAACTTCCTTAATAGTACGGTCCCAGGTCAACCTATCTATCAGGCTAAGCTTTCAGCGATAGCTATAAATGATGGATGTAATGGTTGTGATGTCATTGACCCTTCAACAGATATATATGTTACACCTTATCAGCAGATTAAAGCTGGTACAGTTGTAGTCCAATCGATGTAATTTTAAAGGAGTAAATTTAGATGTCTTTTACATATAACGGATATACGCTAAACGAGTACCTGGAAGAGCCTTGGTATGATACTGAGATAAACCTATTTAAAGGGATATTATCTAAGCTGCCTAACTATAACTCAGCATATGTAGGTAATCAGCACTATCATTCAAGGGTAGCTGACCCTAATGGAGTATACCCAAACTCTTTATTTGTGGACGCCTCAGGCGTTACTAATGTCACTAACCTATTAGATGGTGGTTTAAACTCAGGGACTCATGCAGTTATAGCGACCAACGGTCTATTAGCATCAGCCACCACTTTCGCTAACTTTGGAGCGATGTTTACAGACTTCTCCAGCGTTATAAGTTCATATTCTACAGGTGCAGACTACTCAGGTCATAATACTCAACTTGCTCTTGGTGGTGCCACCTCAGCTTTAAATTTTGCTTCTACCCTAACTTATAGTACTGCTGTTTCGGCCAACCGGCTTACTATTTCTAATGCTGGATCAGCCAGTCCCACTTTAGTGCTGCAAGGTACAGCAGGATCACAGTATACCTCAGTCTACTATAACCAGACTAACTCCCAGAGCTACTTAGATGCAGGTCAAGGACTCTATCTAAGAGCTCTTGGCGGGGATATTAACATAGACTCAACTATTACGTTGGCTTCTACTATAAGTCTGTTGGCTGGTACTACTACAGGTAAAATACTACTACAAGCTGGCGTAGCTTCTGGGGCTACGATAAGTTTAAAAACGCAGACTAATACTTATATGACTATGGCAAATGACGGGTTCATTTTTAGTGTACAGGAGTCTGGTAATACCCCACACGCCACAGCGCTTCAGTTAGTAGCAGACTCGGGTGGTAACGCTTGCATAGGTTTTTATGCTGCTGAGCCTATAGGACGACAGTCAGCTATTACACCTCCTTCTGGTGGATCTATCGTAGATGGAGAGGCACGGAACGCTATAGACACCATCATAACTGTTCTACAGTATATAGGGGTAACTTTTTAATGTCTATACCTAAAATACGTATAGGACTACCTTGTTATAAACAGAGGCTGATCACAAGGGCTTGCTTAGAGTCCGTTTCCACTCTACAAAGGACTGAAGGATTTAATGTAGAGTTAGTAAAAGCAGAAGGGACCGATATCGGTCATCTGCGTAACATAGCGATTAATGGTAATGGATCAAACAAAAAATATCAGACTTTCGATTTTGATTACTATCTTTCTCTGGACTCTGATATCGGGTTTACTCCTCGTCACTTGCGAAGGTTGTTGGATTTGGATCGAGACATCGTCGCTTGTCCCTACGAGATGCGCAAAGACAATACCGAGCACTTTGTGGGAGGTTATTGGGGACAATGGGCAGGATTCAGCCCTCATGAGAATTGGCTTTCAGTCCAAGATCGAGGGCTCCGTAAAGTAGACTGGATAGGTGCTGGATTCGTGCTTATTAAGAGCAAAGTATTAGAGACTATGATATATCCCTGGTATCGACATATGGATATAGATATGGGCGATGAGTTCGAGGAGACTTCTGAAGACCTTGGCTTCTGCCTGTGGGCTTCCAAATTTGGATATGAGACTTGGGTAGACTGTGATCATCCCGTTAAACATATACAAGGATAAACTATGACAAAACTGGATCTAATGAAACTTTTTATCGTAATGGAAGACCTGCTTAAAATTGAGAAACTTAATACTCGATTGGCTTACGCACTTCACAAGAACAAAAAACTATTACAGGATGAAGTAGACGCTATAAGAGAAGTATCTAAACCCAGTCAGTCTCTAAAAGATTTCCAGGATAAACGCATAGAACTATGTAAAGAGTTTGCTGATAAAGATGAAATGAAAAAGCCTATTATAGTAGGTACAGATTTTAAAATAATTGAGCGTAAAAGTGAGTTTGAAGAAGAGCTCAGACTCCTTACTGAAGAGTATAAAGATGTAATAGCTGAGCAAGATGAAAAAAATAGAGAATTAAATGAGATACTAAAAGAAGATATAAACGGTTTCGCTTTCCATAAGATTAAACTGGAATGGTTACCTGAGACTATAAGCGGAGCAGCTATCGGAGTTTTAGATTACATAATAGAGGACTAAAATGATTGTTACGAATCCTATAAAATATGTTTTATATAATCAGACTATACCTGATGGTCAGCTACCTATAATAGTAACTACCTCAGATTCTGTAGCCTATGGTACTATAAGTTTAAATATACCTACCCTCACTAACATCACTTCGCTTACTTGTAGTGTATTTAGACTTGCTCCGCCTACATCAGAGGATAGCCGATGGTCACGCTTACTGCCTGACCTTTGGACTAATGATATCTGTAATTTTACTTCTACTCAGCTTTCAACAGGGTTATATAAAATATCTTGGGAGTTTGACCCTTCAGAGATACCTGGGATAGGTACTGATCAGTTTTTTAGTTTAGAATTTGGTGTAAACTTATCTAATTCAGCTACTATACCCCAGATTAGCCCTAAAGTTATTGTTAAACTTGTAAATAGCATTGATCAAACAGGTATAACAGGTTATCAAGGGATAACTGGATTAGACTCAGTATATCAAGGTCCTACCGGTTCTCAGGGAGTCACAGGAGCTACAGGTCCTAAAGGAGATACAGGTCTACAAGGGATCCCTGGACAGGCTATCACCGGAACCAACGGTATAACAGGATCAGTAGGTCTACAAGGGATAACGGGGCAAGGTGGCGTGACTGGTGCTCCAGGTATAACCGGCTCTGTTGGTGTAACAGGGGCTAATGGTGACACAGGACAGCAAGGTATAACAGGATCTGTTGGTGCGATAGGGATAACAGGTAAACAGGGTATAACAGGCTCTAACGGTGTCCAAGGGATAATCGGAGCTAACGGTATAACCGGAGCTGCGGGGATCCAAGGGATCACCGGGGCTCCAGGCATAACAGGGTCAGGTGGAGTTACTGGGTCTGGCGGGTCTGCAGGATCTAACGGGATTACAGGGACACCAGGACCGCAAGGGATTACAGGAGCCAATGGATTAACTGGATCTAATGGAGTTACAGGAAGTGCAGGTATAACTGGTTCCAATGGAATACAAGGAATCACCGGTAATCAAGGCATAACAGGATCAAATGGAATAACTGGATCTAATGGAGTCCAAGGGATTACTGGATATCAAAGTATTACAGGACCTAATGGAGTCCAAGGGATTACTGGAGCCAATGGATTAACTGGAT